CGCAATCCTTTGGTTTCTTTTTGAATTTTTTGGAGTTATCTTGAAAGCACTTGGATATGGACTATTAGCATTCTTATATCTGTTTGGAGTGCTCTTTGCAATAGGATCTGTGATTTATTTTATATGAATATATTTCCCCTCGAAAAAAGAGATGATGATTATCCCTGCCCTGTTTTGTCAGCGCAGGTTCAGTGCGATAAGCACATAGTGAAAATGCCCACCGAGTCAGGTCAGATGCTTTCAACGGTGCATCGCATGCTTGACGGTAAACTTGATATGCGCCCATCTAAGTCAGGCAAACGCATGGTCAAGTATTGGGATCTATTCGAAGGTCGCGATGATCTAGAAGCAGAAATGATACTGTACAAAGCAGTACACATGGGTCATCCTTGTACTGTTTGGACTATGCAAACTGAATCAAACTATCGCTGGCACTGGGAGCATATGTTTGCTCTTTGCCAGGAGTACACGCATCGATACGGTAAGATGCATGGCGCAGAAAAGGTTCTATGGCCTTTGCGTTCTCCTCCCCGTAACATCCCCAGAGGTCCTCTGACGAAAATGCCGCTGGCAATGAAGTCAAACCCCGAGTGTATGAAAGAAGACGTTGTTGAGTCCTATCGTTTGTTCTATCAGACCAAACAAGAAAGGTTCTCAATGACTTGGAAAAATCGGGAAGTACCGAGTTGGTTTCAGTTTGCCTGAGTGATAAATAGATTATATCATTTAATCTATAGACTATAGAGGCAGACATGGCAACTGCATTTACATTGAATCCTACTGAATCACAGGCATTCGCACCCTCTGATTTGAAACAGCAATTTAAAAAATTCACTTCCAACCTACCAGAGAGCAATCTCTTTTTCGCAGACAGTAACTGGAACAAGACAAAAAATAAACAATGGCAAGTGAAATGTAGTCAATCTAACATACAGTATATTAATGAAAATGCTGGTGGAGATGTTACTTCAAAAGGGGATTTGTCTTTAGAAATCTCAGGTTACAAAATAAAATTTGTAAAATCTAATAAGAAGTCTGCGGGTGGTGGCAGCGGCGCAGCAGATGCAAAGACAACTAGAATGCAAGAGTTGGGTTCTGCATGGATAATCCGTAGAGCAATCAAAGACAATATAAAATACACTGATTGGCAATCAATTAGACAGGATCCAAAATATCAAGAACTCGTTGACATATATCCAGCAGTTGATGAAGATGCAGAGTGGTTACAAGGTTACTTCGCCCAACAGAAAAAAATGTTAGAAGAATTTTCCAGCGTTTCGTTCGACGAATTCAACCGCGAAGGCGGTTTTATGGATTATATCTCTGGACTCGTTTCTTCGAAGTATGGTATCGCGCAAAAAGATACATGGAATCCTGCCGACATCTGGTTGGTAAAAAATGAAGCAAAGGTTATAGCAGATATTGAAAAAGCAACTAATGGCAGCAGCGCAACGCAAAGCATAATGGAATTAAATGCAATCATGCGCAAAATGTTTCAATCTCGAAGACTTGTTGGAATCTCTCTGAAGAAAATTAGCGGCAAGGTTGCAAAATACGAAGAATTCAATGTGAGTAAAGCAACTCTCCCTGAAGACTTTACATTTGATGTCTCTTCAATGAAAGTTGATCTCTCTTTTAATGGCAACGAATTCGGCACGCAAGATGCAAGAGTTGTAGTTGTGGGTAAAGGTGTTGAATATAATTTCCAAATTAAAGGAAATGACTCAAGCAAATTCTCTAATCTAAAATTTGAACCAACTCAAAAAGGAGCGGCAGCTGCTCGCGTTGGAAAAGCACCAGTTGACATGGTCGGCAAATTGATGGCAGAGAATGGAATGAAGTTTGTCAACAACCACAATAACTACCCAAAAACTGTAAAAGAGTTTGCTGCCAAGAAAAATGATTTTAAGAAAAAGTTTACTAAATTAAAGACTTCGAAAGTAGACACTGGCGTTACTGCAGAAAAATCTTTTATTGAAAATATCGAGAAAGGGTTAAACAGCAATAAACCACATGTAGCGACTGCAAAGTTGATGGAAATAGACTTTTTATATTCACTGGTTTCTCTGACTGCTAAAAAGAGAGATGCATTCATGACAGATATGGTTTTCATTGCTGCGAAAAAGGGAAAACGATTCGGACCATTTGGGAAATTGTACTGATGAGAGATTGGTTCGCGCAATCAATGACAAAGTTCTTTCGGTTCTTCGCCGATACGTTCTTTGCAAAGCGATATGGTCATCGTGCCGTCGTTCTCGAAACCGTAGCAGGTGTTCCTGGCATGGTAGCAGGTATGCTAGTGCACTTGAGAAGTCTTCGCCGTATGGAGCGAGGCAACGGCACAATGATACACGAGATGCTTGCTGAAGCAGAGAACGAGCGAAAGCATCTAATGTTTTTTATGGAGTTGGTGCGACCAAATGAATTTGAACGAGCATTGGTTGTATTCGCTCAATTGATCTTCTGGCACTTTTACTTGGTGATGTATTTCATATCACCGAAGACTGCTCATCTGATGACGCACTACTTTGAAGAGGAAGCAGTCAAAAGTTATACTGAATATCTGAGATTGATTGAAGAAAAGCAAATAGCAAATCCACCTGCTCCCTTAATTGCAATTCAATATTACAAATTAAAAGATAGTGCGCGTTTATCTGACATGGTGAAGTGTATTCGAGAAGATGAACAAAAGCACGCAAATGTAAATTTAAGGTATTCAAAATGAGTCATTTGCAAGAAGAAAATATGACATATTTCCAGCACTTGCGTAGAGCATGGGGTTTAGCATTTATCTGTTTAGTGCATGGACTTTTTCCAAACGTATGGAAACACAAAGCAAGCGAGATTTTAAATGAAAACATTTAACCAATACATTGCTGAAACAAAAATCAAAACTGCAAAGATGCTAGAAGTCGAGCCACATTACGGCAGAACGCAAGCACGTGGTGGAAAGAGTGGTGGGCCGACAGTGTTTGGTGTAGATCATAAAAAGAGTACTGTATGGTTCCATAGAAGAAAAGATGCCAAAGCGTTCATTGATTGGAAAGGTCGTAAGGCATGGGACGGTAATTCTGATCTTGAGATGTCTATGTCGAAAGACGGTATTGATATTAAATCAACAGTGAGTGGACACTAATGTTAAAATTCGATCGCTATCAGGTACTGACTGAAGCAAAAAATACTCATATGGAGCACCTCGAAGATTTGATCTTCAATGAAGGTGTTGCTGGTACGCGCAAGGCAATTAACTTTCTTCGCGACCTGCGGGATATGTTATCCGGTAGCAGTAAGTCATCTATCTCCCGTACAGTCAAGTGGGACGGTGCGCCTGCTGTGTTCGCTGGCGTTGACCCGCGCGATGGTAAGTTTTTCGTTGCAAAGAAAGGTATCTTTAATAAAAATCCAAAGGTATACAAAACTCCTGCCGATGTAAAGGCAGACACATCTGGCGATCTACAGGCAAAACTGTTAATTGCTCTCAGTGAGTTTAGCAAATTAGGAATTAAGAAAGGTGTCTATCAAGGCGATCTAATGTTTACTTCTGGTGACGTTACTACGGAGAACATAGATGGTCAGTCTTATTATACTTTCCAACCTAATACTATTGTATATGCTGTCCCTGTCGGTTCTGCGCTGGGTAAATCAATCGCCCGAGCAAAGATCGGAATTGTATGGCACACTACTTACACTGGTGATTCTTTCGAGTCTATGTCTGCTTCTTTTGGTAAAGATATTGTAAAGAATTTTTCAAACGTAGCAAGCGTTTGGCAGGATGATGCCAACTATAAAGATTTGAGTGGAACTGCTACATTCACAAAGTCTGAAACCGATGCGGTAACAAAGGTGATATCAACAGCAGGCACATTGTTTCGTAAGATACCTGCGAAAGTCCTTGATGAGTTTAAGAACAATCAAGAGTTTCAGGACAAGACCAAAGTGTATAATAACACATATGTCCGAGCAGGAAAGAAGATTAATCCTAAGAACCACGTGAAAGGATTAATGAATTACATCTATGACTTCTATCAGAAAGAAATTGATAAAAAGAAAACTGAGAAGTCCAAAGAAACTTGGAAGGCAAAACGCAAAGAAGCGATGGCAGTCTTCAATAAGTACAATAAGAAAGATTTAGAAAATGTATTTACGTTGATGAAT